CTGTTAAGGTTAAACACCTTGGCGTTATTACTAGTATCATTAATAATATCTATCAAAATGCCAATACAGATTCCGATTCGTATATTAACGGACTGGGCCAACCTATGGCAGGAGACACTTTAACTTTAGAAACTGTGTTGTCAAGAGATAAAATTAGTATTACTAACAATATTATTCAAGTGTACAATAGTCAGGCAATACTTTTAAAATCTAATGAAGGATTTAATCCAAGAGAACCGACCTTAGAAATTCCGCAACGTAACGGAACACCAATTGTCTGGCAAGATTTATTTGATAACTATCCCGGAAACTTTGTAGCTGGTTCTAGCAGATTATTTTTAGAACAAAAAAACGGAACTGAAGTGATTGGCACGGTTGCAATAAATCCGCTCGACGACACGTTATTAACCATAGTATGGGATGCTGATACGCTAGTATCTGACTACTTGATAAATTCAGCTGGCATAATTAAAGAGTTTGACGAAGCAGGCTACAATGCTGGGCCTAACTATAGAAATCGTAGCCCAGGAACATTTGATGCTATTATAGATCCACAATTGAAAGGGCCTCGTGGAAGCGGACTTCCTGCGCCAGCATTGGGTATTCGATATCTTATTATCGAAGACATAGGTGATACAGGAAATATAGACGGTGCCGATGCGTGGAAAGGCGATGATAACAGCGACTTAATAGCCAAAGCCAACGATATCATCGAGTGGAACGGTACCAAGTGGATTGTTATTTTTAATGCGGCCTTTGCTCAAGAGGAAGGTTGGATGGTGTGGCAAACGAATATATACACAGGCGTTCAGTACTTGTGGAACGGCGTTATGTGGATTAAATCGTTTGAAGGCGAATACGGACCGGGAACATGGAGACTAGAACTATAACAGATAAAATTGTGTGTAGTGGCGCATTAGTATACGCCAAGTCAACTCACAGATTTTTATTGTTACAAAAAGCTCATGGTAAACATTCTGGCACCTGGGGACTTGTTGGTGGTACAAACCACGAAGACGAAAATCCCTGGCAAGGTCTACAGCGAGAAGTACAAGAAGAAATAGGCGCAATACCTAAAATTTTAAAGACAATTCCATTAGAAACATTTGTCAGTAACGACACCGTGTTTAATTTTCATACGTATTTGTGTGTAGTAGAAAAAGAATTTCTACCAACCTTAAGCGATGAACACATGGGTTGGGCTTGGGTGACACTAGACAATGCTCCAAAGCCCTTACATCAAGGCTTGCGTAATAGTTTTACCAACAAAACTATAAAAACAAAACTACAAACAGTATTTGATATTATTGATTTAATATAGACGTGATCCACTGTCTGTGATCGACAGCAAATTTTTCTAATTCACTTTTAATCTGCTTAATTTTTGCGGAAGTTTCTTGGGTAGGTTCTAATATAGCCTGGGCTTTTAGAAAATCAATAAGCGATTTGTTATCTTTAAACATACCGTGACCGTAAGCTACACAATTAAATGCTGTTGACTCAAACATAAACTGATTGTTAGGAATGTCCCACATGGTAAAGAAACTATGCTTGGCCTTATCTTCATAAGCCTGTAACCAATCAGGTTTGTTATCATCCAAATACCGCCAGAATTCGCTATCTCTGCGTCCAGCATTATAAAAGAATCTAATGTATTTAAAAGTGTTTACATACATTGTTTCTAAAAATGTGTTGTAGTGTAGGCGGTCAAATTCTAAAACTTTGCCACGATAGACTCTTGTAAACTGATCAATTTCTATCATTAGATGATGTAGACTAGTTGCTTCTAACGGTTCAGAAAATCCAGAAGCTAGTCCCATTGCTATACAGTTACCAATCCATTGTTCTTTGTGGAATCCGTTTTTAAAACTAATCACACGGTCGCTGGCAAGTTCAACATTGTATGTTTTTAACAACCACTGATTAAAATTTTCTTTAGCTTCTTGGTCAGTGGTAAACTTACTTGAATACACATAGCCTGTACCCTTTCTATTACTTAATGGTACATCTAATATCCAACCGTTAGGCGTTGCTTCCGCAGTAGTGTAAGGAGGTATTGTGTCAAAATCTTTAAACAGTGGGTTAGGAATTGTTCGGTCAGTGATCAATTGATCCGACCAATCGACCCATTCAGATTTTAAATGTTTGAATAACACCCGCTCGTAGCCGCTGGCATCAATAAAAATATCTGCGGTTATCTTACGACCATCCTGTAGAGTAATAGATTTTATATCTCTGGTTTCTGATACTTCTACTTGTTCTACTATTCCGTCTATAATAGTTAATCTATCTTTGAATATGTTTTCAATGTACTTACTAACTAGGGTGGCATCGATATGTAGCGCATGACGGTAATCTAAATTATTAGCAGAAGGTATAAGATTATTTTTAAAATAAAACGGCCCATAATTATAACCGTTATCAAATTGTTTATTAGCAATATCGTAAGCGTCTACAGCACTATATTCGTACAACAACGGTGGCACGTGAGCAATAGCATGATTCAAAGGAAAACTATGATACCATTCACTACCTTTGTGTGCCCAATTTTTAAACTTTAATCCTAATTTAATTGTAGCATGACAGTTTTTAATTAGGTCAACAGTACTAACGCCTACACGTTTTAAGTAGCTGTCAAATACAGGTGTTAAACTTTCGCCTACGCCAATGCCTGGGCGTTTGTGGTCGTATACCATGGTAATGTCAGCAGAGTCTTGCCAATATGATTTAAGATACGTTGAGATCATAACACCGGCCGTGCCGCCGCCAACTACTACAATTTTATAAGTCATTGTAGTCCTCCGCGGGCAAACACTTCGATTCCATGATTTCTAATTTTTTCAAGCATTGCTTTATGTGTCATAATACCGTCTTGAGTAGCAGAATTTGACTTGCGTAAATCTTCAATTACCTGTACAGCATACTCTTTAGTTTCTTCCGGAAGTGTTTCGTATTCTTTTTTTATTTTTTCAGCATCAAATAAATTCAAACCGTGTAATACTAATAAAAAATGTAATTCTTTAAACAAGGCATATTTTGAAACATTTTCGAAATCTTCACTAATTGGCAAGTTATTACGCCACACATTTAAATTTTGTTCAAGGCTCGGTGGTAGTTTAGCATCTGCGACCTTGCACCAAAATGGAGTATCTCTACGGGGACAAACAAAATGCAATGCTATGAAATCTCGTATATTTTCCACAATGCTTCTAACAGAGCCATTGTATTTGTCTATTGAATCTTGATTGTAGTTTACAATTCGGCTAATTAATAAAAAACATTGTTGTATGCTAGCACCAATACTACTGGCTTCTAATGGTTCAACAAAACTGCTACTAAGTCCGATAGCGCAACAGTTTTTAATCCATGCTGTATCTAATGCTCCTGGATCAAATTTAATATGTTGACCTATTTTTATTTCATGTCCTAAGACTTGTTCAACTTCAGCTTTAGCTTGTTCGGGCGTTAAAAATTCGTCGTCGTAGATATAACCGTTGCCCCATCGGCCAAATACTGGGGTACGGAATAGCCATCCTGAATCCATGGCTTTTGCTAACGACCACATGTTATAATTTTCGGTATCTGGAGTTTGAAATACAATAGCACTATTAGTTTTTAAATAATCTTTATGTGATATCCATTTTGCGCCTAGCTTGCTAATTAAGAATTTTTTAAATCCTGTACAGTCGATATAAAAATCGTATTTGTATTCAGCATCTTCGCTTATTATCTTATCAATCTCGCCGTCATCATTTAAAATTACATCTGTTATTTCATCGTGGTATATTGTAATACCGCGTTCTAAAGCAATATTTGTCAAATAATCGTTTAATTTAAATGTATCAAAATGATACTGAGCCACAGGTGTTCTGTTGTTTTCTAAAAACCAGTTTTGTATATTATTGTCCCAGAATATTTCGCCGGACATTTCTTTTGAAGGAACGTTATCGCTTACTAGTTTGCCGTAAATGTGAGGATAGGTTGACTGCCATATTAAATTATAGCCGTCCTGAATACTGTGCATGTAATCTGGAACGCCCCAGTCTTTAAACATAATGCCAATCTTCATAGTGGCATCACATTTTGTAATCATTTCACCTGTGGGAATTCCTACGAAATTTGCGAAGTTAGTCCAGTGTTCTGTTGAACCTTCTCCTACTCCAATGATTCCAATACGTTTGGAACAGACAATATCTACTTGATAGTCGGGGAAACGAGTTTTTAATATAAGGGCAGATACTAATCCGGCTGTGCCACTGCCAACTACACTTATCTTCATTTAAATGGACATCCTTCTTCTACTGATTTAATCATTAAATCTCGTTTTAAACTTTGTTTCATAAAAGTCTTTGCTCCTGTAGATGTTTGTGTACGTTTAATCCATTCCAATTCGTCTATAATGTGAGTACGAACATCTACTTCTTTCTCGGTTAATGGAATTAAGTGAATCAACGGCGTGCCTAATTCTAAAATAAAATCTTGTC